GGGAAAGGCGGCTTTATTATTGAAGCGGCAGCGGAATCGGAAGCGGAAACCTCAAAACTGAAATACACCCCGCTTTCACTTGTCGGAACAGGCAAGCCCATCGTGCAAAACTCAAACCTTGACACCGACGCTTGGCTTATTGGCGTGACAAAGGGCAACCCACTTCCTGAATGCGTGATGAAACACCTCAAAGGTATCATAAACTATTAATCGTAAGTAATTTATGGGAACTATTGTAAATACAATGATTCAGGGTTTGACCGAACAAATGGTTCAAGCCCGTCTGAACTCGGCTGACGCTTCGGGCTTCCTTTTCGGGAAACACTTCCCCGTCAAGAAAGTCAACGGCTTCAACTGGAAAACCTTAACGAACCAGCTTGAAAAGAAGAATGTCGCCGCCGATCTGCATACCGATAACGGAACTATCATGCGTAAACGCCGCCCGATATTCGAGAGCGCACGTGGAGATATTCCGTTTATCTCTATCAGCCGTGAACTTTCACGTTCTGAAATCAAAGATTATCAAACGGCTTTGGCTTTCGCTCAGGATGAAGATGCAACCAAACTTGTTGAGTATTGGGGAAACGATGTTGACTTCTGTTTCAACGGCGTTCAGTCGGAGGAAGAATACATTGCATGGAAACTTGCATCAAACGCTGGTGTGCTTAAATTCACGACCACCACGAACGCAACCTACGCAAATGAATTTGACCTTGACTATGACGTGGATGATGAAATGAAAACCAAATCATCCGTTGATTGGAGCAATAAGTCAACTGCTGACATTATCGGCGACTTTGCTAAATATGTGAAATTGGGTAAGGATCATAACCTGAACTTGAAGTTCGCTTTCATCAACTTGGATGAACTGTATAAAATCTGTTCTGCGGAACAAATTATTAAACAGTGCGCCTCTTTCGCCGCTAACGCCCTCGGTATCTCTCAAACACCTGACTTGGCTGCTGTTAATTCCATGCTCGCAAAACAAGCATGGCTGAACGGTATTCAACTGCGTGTTATTGACCAAACCATTACCCGTGAATTTTCAGACGGTTCACAGACTTCTGGCAACCCGTTTGAGAACAGCCGTATGATTTTGTCAGAAAGTGAAATTCTCGGTTCTACGCAGTATGACATTCTTCAAGAAAACGAAGAAACAATTCTGAGAGCCGTTCGTGCCCATACAGTCGTGAAGAAGTACGGTACGATTGAGCCTAAGAGCGAGGTTACAATCGGTCAGGCTGACGCTATCCCCGTATTTGATACGGCTTACCGTAACATCTACGTAAGAACGGACGCACAAGATTGGGATTAAAAACGGTTTGACCTATGGCAAAAGTTATCGAAGCATTGAAAGGGCTGAACTCGTACCCCATTCCTCTCCGCACGCTCGTTGAAACGGCGGAGAAACGGGGGCTGAACCTTGACACGGAAACGACTGCGGAAATCCTGAAAGGAAAGGCATACAACCTTGCCGCCGCAGACATCTTTCTGTGGCTGTCTTTCGCTCCTGACGTGTCTCAGGGCGGTCAGTCCTATTCATTCACGGACGAACAGAGAACGCAACTCCGCAATCATGCCAAAGCCTTGTACAAAGACTTTGACGATGACAGCGGCAGCGCAAACAAACCTATTTACGGATATAAAGGCTCCCGGCTATGATTATTCAAAACGGAACAATCGAATTCAAGACAAAGACAGCGGGCGGGATTGACCCTGAAACGGGTTATCCCATCAAGCCGTCTTCCGTGGCATGGAGCGAATCTGTTCCATGTCAATTCAAGGCGAAGAAGTTCAACCAACTCGGAATTATCAAAGGGGAACACTTCACTGTGGCTTCCTATGAAATCCTGATTGAAGAACAGCCCGTACCCTCAGAGCAGCTACGCTTGAAAGACCTGTCAGGAAAAGAGATTGGCACGTTTTCAATCATTCAAGCAGAACCGCTTGAAGCCGTGTGCGAAGTAAGAATTTTGGTCTAAAGCGATTTGCGGCTGTATGTCGGCTTTGCTTTTTCAACCCGGTCAAACATACCAATAAGAAAAGCAAACGCCACATACGCCAATTTCGCAAAAAATAACTGAGAAGAATATGCCTATCACACAACTAACTCCAATGTCGGAGATTGACAGATACACGGAACAGCAGCTTGAAAGGCTGAAACAAGTTCTTATCCGAAACCTGATGTATATCGGGGAGACAGTCTTGAACAGGGCACGTTCAACCAATTCTTACAAAGACCGCACGGGCAACCTGAGAAGTTCAATCGGCTATGTTATCACGGTTGACGGGCGAATAATCCATTCATCCAGCTTCCAAACCGTGAAACAAGGCAAGGACGGTTCTTCAAAGGGGGCAGCGTATGTGAAAAGCCTCGCAAGAAAATTCCCGCAGGGGATTTGCCTAATTGTCGTGGCTGGTATGAACTACGCTTCTTATGTGTCCGCAAAAGGGCTTGACGTTCTTGACAGTTCAGAACTTCTTGCCGAGCGTCTTGTACCGCAAATGTTGAAGCAACTCGGATTTCATTAAACAGAATTTATATGGCTAAGACTTCAAAACAGATTCAAGGGGATGTATACCGACTACTGAAAGACAGCGTTCTTTCGGGAATGATTTCAGGCAAGGTTTACAGAAGTGGTTACCGCCCCCGTGACAGTAACAGAGAAGATGCGGTGGTAATCTTCACAACAGGCTTGCCTGATGAAATTCAGACAGGTGTCGTTACCGTGAACATCTATGTACCCGATACTGACTTGTACGGAAACGGGGTTCTTGTTGAAGACGGTCAACGGACAGAAGAAATTGAGCGTCTCGCCAATGATTGGGTCAACAGCCTGACCGCCGATAAGTCCTGTTATAAATTCAGGCTTCAACAGACCATTTACACGGAGGCTGAACCTGACATCAATCAGCATTTCATCGTTGTGAAACTTCATTATGATTTTTTCGGCAGCGATGATGCGCCTCTGAATATTAAATCAATGTCAAATATTTAAAACAAATAAGCTATGTCAATTTTATCATGGGGTAAATGTAAAATCGAAACAACTCCGTCTGTTGATGGTGCACCCGGCGCATCAGCCCAATGGAAAGCAATCGACACCCCCAAAGAAGACACCACGAAAATCACGCCCACGGCAGGAACAGAAAAGACCGCTACGGAAGAGGGCGGCGAACTCGTTGATGTGCGTTACGGGAAAAACACCTATACATTTGAATTTGACTTGTTTGTCAAAAAAGGCATGCAACGCCCGTTTGAAGACAATGACGGATTGATTACGGGAGAACATGCTTTCCGCATCATTCCTGAAGACGAAGAATGCGAGGGTGCACAGATTGACCGTTCTGCAGTCCGTTGTGATGAAAGTTATTCAACTGCTGATGGTAAGATGCTTCATTACGTTGCAAAATGTCTGAAACCCAAAACAGGCAAGACCGTGAAACCCTACACGAAAACGAACGAGGCAAAAGCGTGATAACAAAACTTTCAGCGGGGTTGATATGCTGGTTTATCCACCGTGAAGCCTGAACACCTTTCCCGGTTGCATGTCGGTTCGATTCCGACCCCCGTCTCTAATCATTATTAAAAAATTTGGCAGATATGAATACTACAATAGAACAAATGGTCGCTGAAACCGTCCTTGAAAAGCCTCTTGAAGTAAAGGTAGGCGAAAAGACATATCAGGTTGCGCCCGCAAGCACAGCAACAATTATTCTCGTATCAGAAGCCATTTCACAGCTTCCCAATATTGAGCTTGACACGGAAAAAGTCGTTGAAGAAACTTTGTCCGTAGCAAAAGACTGCCGCATTCTCGGCGATATAGCGGCTATTCTAATTCTCGGTGCAAAGAACATCATTGAGAAAAAGAAAGTTCAGCAAATTAAAGAAAAACGGTATCTGTGCGGGCTTATTCGCCACCCTCACACGATTGAGGTTGAGATTACCATTGACAAAAAAACGGAACTTGCAAAAGAACTCCTTGAAGATGTCTCCCCAAGAGAACTGAACCAGATTGTAAGCCAAATATTATCAAAAATGCAGATTGCCGATTTTTTCGGGCTTACCACTTTCCTGACAGAACTCAATCTTCTTCATCCGAGGAAAGTGGAGAATTGAACGACAGCATTTGGGCTGTCATTGGCGGTTTTGCGAAAGGATATAATCTGACCTTTGATTATGTCCTACATAACATAAGCTATACGAACATGATAATGTACGGGGCAATTCTCCCAACATACGACAAGGGGAAAAATGACGGGAAAAAGGATGAAGAACAAAAGGTCATCAAGGTTGATGACCCGAGAAACAAAGAAGAAGTAATGAGATTTTTTGAAACCTGTGATTAAAGGAAAAAATGATGAACAATGACGGTGGAAGACTGAATTATGGTGTCGGGCTTGACAACTCCCAGTTAAGGGTAGGTGCATCCGAATCACGGCGTTTGCTTCAAGGCATAGGGCAGACAGCAGTCGATGAGGGCGCAAGGATTGACGATTCATTCAAAAAAATTGGCAAGACCGTTGCCGGAGTGTTTGCTATCTCTCAAATCAAAGACTTCATAACCCATGTTGCGTCCGTTCGTGGAGAGTTCCAACAACTTGAAATAGCATTCAAGACCATGCTTGGTTCTGCGGGACAGGCTGATGTACTGATGTCACAACTTATCAGAACAGCAGCCATAACCCCATTCGGTATGACTGACATCGGGCAGGCTGCGAAACAGCTTCTTGCCTATGGCGTTGCGGCAAATGACGTAAACGACACGTTAATACGTCTTGGAGACATCGCTGCAGGGCTTTCTATACCCATCAATGACCTTGCCTATCTGTACGGTACGACAATGGTTCAGGGACGTTTGTACAC